TTGAAGATTTATTTGCTAACTTTGGTTTTGGTAACCAACAGCGTAGACAAAGACGTAATAGAGATGTTACAATAGGACTTAGGTTAGACTTAAAAGATGTATTAACTGGTAAAAATCTTATTACACAATATCGGTTAGACAGTGGAAAAATAAAAGAAGCAGAAATTGATATTCCAGTTGGTATTCCGGACGGGGTTGGTATTAAGTTTAGAGGACTTGGTGATGATTCTATTCCAAATCTACCAGCAGGAGATTTAATAGTTAGAGTACAAATAAAAAATCCGCCAAATTGGCACCGTAATGGAAATGATTTAAGAACAACAGCATTAACTAGTGTTTTTGAGTGTCTAACAGGCGGAACAGTAGAAATAATGACACTAGAAGGCAAACGATTAAAGATTAATATTCCAAAAGGAACACAACCAGGCGCAACATTTAGTTTGCCATCACACGGAATACCAGATCCTCAAACAAGACATAGGGGAAATTTATTTGTTGATATTAAAGCAGTTGTGCCAAAGATAGGTAACCAAGGTATATTAACCGAACTGGAGAGAATAAAAAATGCACTTGATCAAATCACCTAACCCGTGGCTAGAGAGAAAAGTTAAAGAATTTAACTTTGATAATTTAGACGCAATTTCTGTATCAAGCGAAATGATTGAGCTAATGGACAATGCTGGTGGCATTGGTCTAAGTGCAAATCAAGTAGGCTTAGATGCACAGATATTTGTAATGAAACCGCATCTACTTGAAAACAAAGAACCGTTTGCATTAATTAATCCAGAATTAGAAAGTGTAACAGTTAACTATGAAGAAATGCCTGAAGGATGTTTAAGCCATCCGGACTTATTTTTAAAAGTGAAAAGGCCAAAAGGTGTAATTGCCAAATATCTTGACATTAACGCAAAAGAGTGTAAAATAGAACTATACGATATAGATGCAAGATGTTTTTTACACGAGTTTGATCACTTACAAGGGATTGAATTTACAGATCGAGTATCTAGATTAAAACTAGATATGGCTAAGAAAAAGCAACGAAAACTACAGAGGAAAAAATAAATGGTCGAACCAAGCAATGCACTACAACTAGTATTTGACAAAAGCATTAAAGATGCTAAAAAGTTAGGTCACGAATACGTAACTCTTGAACACTTAGTATTTGCAATGCTATGTGAGGAGAACTTTCATAACTTGGTTACAGGATTTGGTGCCGATGTTGATTGGTTAAAAACAACATTAGAACATTATCTAAAAAATAATCTAGATGAAATTAAAACTGCGGAAACAAAATATAAACCAAAGAAAACACAATCAGTTGAGCGTGTACTTAATAGAGCGTTTACACAAGTATTGTTTCACGGACGTCCAGAGATTGAATTAACTGACGTATTAATTAGTGTGCTTTCAGAAAAGAAAGCAATGGCAACTTATTACTTAGAAGAAGCTAAAATTACAAAAGAGGCGTTTGCTGAATACGTAAGTTCTGAATTAGGTGATCCTGAAGAAGAAGCAGAAATGTCAGGAGCGGCTCAGAAAGCAATACGTGCATTTACTACTAACCTTAACGACGAAGTCAAAAAGAATAAAATTGATCCTGTAATTGGTAGATCCGAAGAGATTGAAAGTATTGCACTTGCATTAGGAAGACGTAGCAAAAATAATGTACTTATGGTAGGTGAGCCAGGTGTTGGTAAAACTGCTATTGCTGAAGGTCTTGCTTGGAAGATTGTAAATGACGATGTACCAAACTTTTTGAAAGAATACAACGTATATAATCTTGATATTGGATCGTTATTAGCAGGTTCAAAATATAGAGGTGACTTTGAAGAACGTTTTAAACTTGTACTAGCAGGATTAAAAGGCAAAGGCAAAACTATTATGTTTATTGACGAAGCACATATGATTAGTGGTGCAGGAGCAGGCGGTGGTAATAGTTCAAATGACCTTGCTAATATGCTAAAGCCAGCATTGTCAAAAGGCAATATTAAAGTTGTAGCATCAACTACTTGGGAAGAATATCGTAAATACTTTGAAAAAGATAGAGCATTAATGCGTCGATTCCAACGTGTAACAATTGACGAACCTACTCCAGAAGTAACAAAGGACATTCTGCGTGGAATTAAAAAGTATTATGAAGATTATCACGCAACAACTATTACTGAAGAAGCAATTGAAGAAGCAGTAAAACTTAGTGTAAAATATCAGTCAGATAAAAAACTTCCTGACAAGGCAATTGACTTAATTGATGTTGCTTGTTCGAGATTTAATCTAAAAGAAGTCGAAGGTGAAAAAATTGTAAGTGATAGCAATATCCAGTTTGAACTTAGTAAAATGTTAAACTTGCCTGAAGAACAAGTAGCAGAGCGCGAAACTGAAAATCTTGCAAAATTAGATAGTAATTTGAAAAAGCAAGTATATGGTCAAGATGAAGCTATTGACAGCATTGTTGATAAAATACTAGTAAGTCAAGCAGGTCTTAAACCGGATGATAAACCAGTAGGATCGTTTGTGTTTATGGGTCCAACTGGTACAGGTAAAACTGAAACAGCAAAACAATTATCTAATGCATTAGGTGTTAAACTTGTACGTTTTGATATGAGTGAATATCAAGAAAAACATAGTGTATCAAAGTTATTAGGCTCGCCTCCAGGATATGTAGGTCACGAAGAAAAGGGCGGACTGTTAATTGAGAAAATACAGGAAGCACCTAACTGTGTACTATTACTAGACGAGATTGAAAAGGCACACCCTGATGTATCACAAGTGCTACTACAGATTATGGACAATGGTAAGGTAACTGGGTCTAACGGCAAAGAAGCAGATGCACGTAATTGTATCTTAATTCTTACAACTAACTTGGGTGCTAAAGATGCTGAGAAAAATATTATTGGATTTGACAATGACTTTGATGCTGACAACTACGAAGATAAAGAACTTAAAAAATTCTTTGCTCCAGAGTTTAGAAATAGACTAGATGGCGTTGTTACTTTTGCTAAACTAGGAAAAGAAGTAATGATGAAAATTGTTGGTAAGTTCCTTTTAGAACTTAAGAATATGGTTAAAGATAAGAAAGTTGATATTGACATTACAAACGAAGCACTCGACTACTTAGTAGACAAAGGATTTGATCCTAAGATGGGTGCAAGACCTTTACAGCGTGTAATTGATAAAGATATCAAACGTCCGCTATCAAGAGAATTACTATTTGGTAATCTTAAAAATGGTGGAGAAGTAACAGTAGATGTTAGAGACGGAGAACTTGTATTAAATACAACGAAAATTCCAGAGGAAATTACCGTTGCAGAAACGAACAACAACTAAACTGTTTTGGGGACAATACTTATATAAACTTCATATCAATAACGGTATAGGTAATATATTTAGAGACAAGAACCTTTCTTATGCTAGAGAGGTTCTTGACACACTCCAGCAACAATATGAATCAGGTAAGCCTTTAATGTTGTCTAGTTTTTCTAGAGAGATACCTGTAAAAGAACTAAGTTTTTTAGATGCAAGAAAACTTTATAAATTCTTAAGTCGTACTAATGATTACCAACTTCGAATTGAAGGTTCTTCCGTAGCTATATATTCTAATAACAGAGAATGGTTACACACTCTAAAGAGTGCTATAAACAAAGCTAATTGGAAAGAATTTTGGGAGCCTGATCCTTCTAGTATTAGTCTTCTTACTCCCAACACTATATTAGTAGATAGTGACAACGGATACGAATACAAAGTTACGTTTGGAAGTAATTTATCAGATAATTCAGGATTTGCAAACTGGGCTAAGAATAATACTAAACAAGTTAAAATAGGTCCGGTACTAATGAAATCATTAGAAACTAATGGATATGTTTCTGATTTATATTTTTATGCCCGTGATGAAAAAACTCTGCAACTTTGTAGTTTAATGTTGTCTAATATTAGACGGGTCGACAAATTAGTTGTCAAGTCTAATTTAGATAAATAGTTATATGGCACAAAGTGAAACAATATTAACAGCAAATACACACGGCGGTGATAGCACCGTCCAATCTATCACAGGTGATAAATTCAAAGGTGACGGGTACTACGGACGTAGTGACGGCTTACATACCATACAAGTTAATCTAGCAGGATTTTTAGGTGATGTCCAACTACAAGGAACACTTGCAGTAGATCCTACAGCAGATGACTGGTTCACTGTAAGACTAGGTTCAGGACAAACAATAGATACTACTGGTAAAATTTTTAATGCAATTACAAGTAAGTTAGAATACACTGATAATGAAACATCTAGTAAAACATATAATTTTACAGGAAACTATGTTTGGATTAGAGTATATGTTTCTAATTGGACTGACGGCACAGTAAATAGTATACAATTGAATCATTAAGGTGGGCAAATGGCAAAGCAGATAATTAATATTGGATCAAGTGAACAAGCAGGAGACGGTGAAAGCCTTCGTTCAGCATTTAACAAAATCAATGACAACTTTGATGAACTTTATCTAGATGATACTACAGATTTTGACGGCGACTATAACAGTTTAACTAATAAACCAACTATCCCAACTGATTATGGTGACCATAGTACACAAGGTTATTTGACAAGTTATACAGAAACAGATCCAATTGTTGGTGCAGTTACAGGAATAGTAAAAGCAGATGGTGCAGGGAACATAAGTGCAGCAGTAGCAGGAACAGATTATCTAACAACTGTTGCGTTTGCTGATGTAACAAGTACACCAACAACACTTGCTGGTTATGGAATTACAGACGGTGGCGGTAGTGTAACACCTTCAAGCACAGATACATTTACAAATAAATCTGGTAACATTAGTCAATGGACTAACGACTCAAATTATTTAACAAGTGTACCAGCACAATCATTCGCAAGTTTAACAGGCAAGCCAACTACAATAGCAGGTTATGGCATTACTGATGCATTAGCATTAGGTACAAGTAGTACAACAGCATTAGCAGGTGATACAGCATTGTTTGATGGAGCATTTGCTTCACTTACAAGTAAACCAACTACAATAGCAGGATATG